ATTTTGCGTCTAATGTCCTGATTCTCTTTTTCTGCTACCTTTTCTTTTGGTACAAGTTTCCATTGCTCAGGTGTCAAGTCCATATTCCACCAATTCTTTGGTAGTTCTGTTTTTAGAGTGTTAAATTTAATTTTACCTTCTGCAACATCTTTGCGTTCCCACGTTTTAGCTGTGGCAATCCAATCTATTTTTTTATTGCCCTCATTACTCCAAGTTAGTAATGCATCGTAGTAGTATCTCAATTTCTCAATGCTCCAGTCGGGTAGTGCATCTCTAAATTTAGCTTTGTCAAAAAACTCTGATTCGCTAAACATGACTTTTTTAGGTATTTGCTTCTTTACTAAAGAAGGATTATCATTCTTATTTTCATTATTATTATTATTCTTATTCTTATTAGCTTCACTTTTGCTTTCTTCTTGCTTATTTTTTGCTTCTGTTTCGCTTTCGGTTTGCTTCTTTTTTGGTCTGTTTCCGTTTGCGTATCGCTTTAAATTAGCTTCTATCTGTGGCTCAATAAGTGTATATATTGTTTTAGTTAATCCACTTAGCACTGGCTTTTTTAGATTAAATGAATGCTCGAAAATAGCATTATACACCTCTAATTGATTTATGTCAGGTAGTTCTTTTATAGCTTCGTAGAAACTTCTATAAAATATTGTTGAATCTCTTTTTTCCATTATTTTTTATGTTTATTATCTATTATCATTGGAGTTGTATTTATCCATTTTATTGAATGGTGTATTCGTGGGTTGTTGCTATTCATCATTGACACTTTAACGCTACTCGGTTGCATCATTGTAGTTGTAAATGCTTTACAATACGTTCCAAACCTTTGATACATATCGGTAATTCCACTTGTTTGGCTTTGTGTATCTTTTTGGTCAAGTTGCAAATTTGTAAATGTAAAAAACACATCACCCCTACTTCCAAGTGTGGTATAAGTATTAACATCTTCATTCATTGAGCCAACAAATTGAAATTCTCTTTCGGTGCTACAAAAAAAGCTATTCATACATTTACGCTTTAATTTTATTCCGCTAAATCCTCCAATATGGTCACCACCTTGCCCAAATGCAATGGATTTAATCTCTACGCTTTTATAGAAGTTTAGCATAATCTTAAACACTTTATCCATATTGGTTATTTTTCTTGCTCCAATATCGTATCTGTAACCAAAGTAGTAATAATCATCATCTAATTGGACAAAGTAAGTAATACCTATTTCTTTCGCAATCTTAAAACAAGCGTTTCTGGCGTGTGTTATTGTTCGTCTTTCATCAAAATTATTACCCTCATCTACTTCATTTGCCATTGCTTTTTTATCAAATATTTTTACGTTTTCAATTCCGTAATTCTTTTGATATTTCTCAATAGTTTTATCTTCATTATCTACAATTAAATAAATTTTGCCTGTATATCCACATTTTTTTAATGTGCTTAATGTTTTTACATTATCAGGCCTTCCGTGTGTTAGTATAAATACTGCAAAATCTTTATTCTCCATATTCTTCTAAGTATTGAGTTCTTATTTCATCGCATAATTTTACATAACCTAATTGAATTGCTTTTTCAAAATCAATTATTACAAGAGCAGAGCGTTCCATTAAATTTTGCATTTCGGGTGTAGCGTGTGCATAGTAATCAGCTACTTTTTCATAGTTAAAAACATTGTGCCTTCTTGCTGCATCCATTAAAAAGTTTTTTTCATCAATAGGCAAATTAGAACTATCTATTTCACGCAATAACCTTCGCGTTTTTTCTTTGTCCACTAATTCTAAAATATGCGGTTTTGCATTTTTAGGTTCATAAATTGGTGCTTCAATTTTAGTTGAATACTTTGATTCGCTTTGGTTTGATTCCTCAATACCTTGGGAATATTTATTTTCCATTATGTCTATAAAAAGCAAATCCTCTTGCAGAGTAGTGGAAGGTACATCTGCAAAAGGATTGCTATTTTGTTATTTATTTTAGTCGCTTCCACACAACTATTTACTCTAAAATTTAATTCCGTAACAACTCTATTGTTGTTTTGTGGCGCAATATACAAATAGTATTTAGATTGCAAAACTTTTTTTAGAATTGTGCTTCACTTTTCCAAACTACTTTGCCATTACCTAAATAGATTTTAGCTTGTTTATTTTGCCTCTCGTCTTTAGTTTGGTTGTGGCTTATAGATACATCGTTACCATACTGGTCTTTTGTATCTTTAACCTCTAAAAGTAGGTTTAGAAATTTCTTTCCTTTTTCCGTTGTTACAATTTTGGACTCATCTATTTTGTCCATTGCGATTGATACGCTAATAATTTGCATAATTTTATTTTGTTAGTTTATAATATATTTTGTCTTTAACTCTTATGATATTCTCGGATGCATTGAAAATATTACTTGCCTCTTTTAATGGTCTATATTTAGCACCCCATATTTGACTATAAAAAAATTCGACTTCATCAACAACTGGAGCGCATACTAATTTTTCCACTAATTTTTGCTTCTCAGGTTCGTATTTGTCAATGGCTTGTAAAATGTTATCAATGCTTTCCTCATTACGTTTAAACTCAAATATCTTATGCCTGTCTTCTAATGGCATTGGGTATTCTTCCCAACTCTCATCACTTCCCCATTCCTCTTTTTTAGTGAGAAAAAAACAGAGTAATCCAACATCAACTTTTCCAGCTAACATTTGCATTTGTACCTGCAAAAAATACTTTGTTGGCACTTTTTCGATTTGAGAAAGATAACTATCAATGTGTGCTGGGCATTTAATGTCCCCAACAAAATTATCAGTTAAGATAAAGTCGGGACTTGCACCACATCGTTCATCAATAGGTATGTAATTATCAAACCAAATAGCATCGTTGTATATTGGTTTTATACATTGCTGAAATGCTGGCATCTGATTAGTAACGCCATGTAACATGTCTGTAGTTTGGATGTCTTTTTTTATACCAACCATTGACATTGCTAACTCTAAAACATACGATTGAGCAGTTTTTCCTGTTCCTTGCGCAAGTAGTTCCGAAATCCTACTTGCGCTAAATCTTCCTGTGCGATTATTTACTTCCATTTAGTTCTGCTTTACGTTTAGTGAATAATGCTTTAATTACTGCGTTCTCAGGTTTTACTTGGTTGAAATAAGAAAGCAATTCCGCTTCGGTTGTCATTAATTTTAATTGCTCGGTAATTAGCAATAATTCTTTGCTGTTTACCTGCGGTTGTGACTTTGGCTCTTGTGGCTTTTGGCTGTCGGCATCCGCTTCGGTTTCATCAATTAGAAACAAACCATTTAATGCATACTTGCGTGAGTAGCTTGATGCTGTGCCTGTGGTCTGTTCGGCACTCATACCTTTGTGTTCCGATGTTTCCGCAAAGCCTGTAACACTTATTGTTTTGCTACCGATAATCAATGTCGCGGTTGCCTTACAAAAGATTTTGCTACCTATTGCAACAATGTCATCACTTAGGTAAAGTGTAGCATTATGCCTTAATAGCACTGGTTTTACATTCTCAAGTATGTCTTCTGCGGAACGATACTTGTAGTTACCAAATTTGTTTACATTGCCCTTTGGCACTTTTAATTCGTTTTGAATTTTTACTAAATTCTCCATGTTTGTAATTATTTGTTTGCCCTCTAAATGCTTTAGGCGTTGCATATTTTTTATGTATGAACATATTGCGTTATCGTTTAATCCTTGCTTATAAATATAAAGCAAATAATCTTTTGGCACATCACCAATTTTTGAACCTTTATATTTGCCATAAGGGACAATGTAGTCATCCGTTATTGGCGCATCGGTTAAGACATCAAATGGTGTTGCATCTTTATGCTTTTTATTTATTAAGTATTTCATCCATTTTGATGTTAGAAATAGCTATACCATTATTCATTCTTTGGTCTATAATTGCAGAAAGTAATGTCATTTGGTTACTAATGTCTAAATTTATTAGTTGTTCTTGTGCTAACTTTAGCAGTGTATTTGACTGCTCTAATGCTTTAATAGCTTCTTCGTTTATTGTCATGTTATTTATTTATTAGGTCACAAAGATATAAAAAGAAACGAATAAAAAAAACTATTTTATAATTTTAATGAAAATTTAATGAAATAAATCTTTATTGAAATATTATTTGCAGGTTTATTTTATTTATTGTACTATTGCAAAAAAATAATTATGGGCAGAAAATCAATACATAAAGACGAAAAAAGAGTACCTCACTCATTCTACGCAACAAGAAATCAGTTAAAGTTGATAGGTAGCGGAAACGCTAAAGAAGGTTGGCGCATTTTGAAGGCCGAACACGAAAAAAATATTGTTAGATTGGTAAAAACTGAAGGAGAT